CCTCAAGCTCGTCCTTCTCGATTTCCTCGACGATCTTTTCCGGCATCGGCTGCTTATTGCGGTCGTCTTCCGGGGTATCGTCCTCGATTTCGATCTCCAGCTTATCGCTATCGACCTCGATCTTTACGTCTTCCTGCTCGTCGGGGAAAGAAAACTTTTCCATTTCCATCGGTGGCATCTTGTCTGCTCCTTAAAACTTGTTGGACTTGCTCCGATTTTCCCGAACCGGGAGAACCTGCAAGTTTGATAACACATGCAATCCAGAGACCGTTTTACCGTTCAACGGAATGATGTGGTCTACTTCAAACCCAGCAAAAACGCGGCAGAAGTCATACAGACCCTGAATCTCCGCTATTTCAGCTTTGTTCATAAGTAGTTCGCCATGCTTAATTCTGCCCTTTCGACGCCTTACTTTGGCAATCTCGCTGGCGGAATTTGCGGCGTAATGATTCCTGCGTATTTGCAGATATTGCTCGCGATTGTTGGCTTGCCACTCCATGGTTTTGGCGGAGTAGTAAGCTTTGTTTTTCGCTTTGCAATCTTTGACTCGTTGGTTGCAAACATCACGGTTGGCGTCGTAGTAGCGCTTCTGCGCTTCTCTTATGCTTTCCCTGTTCTTTGCACGCCACTCAGCCAAATAAGCATTACGCTTGGCTCGCTTCTCTTCAAGAGTCATTACGACTTCCTCTTGATCCCTCTCGGATCCTGAACAACAGCTTCGACGCTATCGTCGTTCACGATACGAAATTCGCGGTCGTGGATAACAACTCGGGTGCCTGCGTTCGGGCGAACCAGAACGAAATCACCTTCCTTGCACCATGCTCCGGTCGGGAAACGGGTTGTGTCGGCGTAGCAATCAGGTCCGAGCTTGGCCACGAATAACACAGTGGTCAGCAGCTCTTCACGGCGCAGATAGTCATCCGCCATGATGATGCCGCTATCGGTTGCCTTTTCTACTTCTGGAACGGCGCACAGGATGCGGTATCCAGACGGCGTTGGCAGTTGGGCGGCTTTCTCCACCTCAGTCGCTTCGCCTACGATTGCTTTGATTTCTGCTTCTTCTTTTGCTTCTTGTCTTGCTTTTGCGACCATGTTTGATAGGTCAAGTGCATCGGTGTTTGTGCCGATATTAGTCATCAGATGACTCCCATTCTTGTTTAAGGCTTATGGTGTAGGTCTTCGCGTGCAACAAGCCTTTTATTTGCCCGCAAAGGTTTTGGTACTCCTCGTAGCTTTTGGCGCTACCGGTAGAAAGGTGGTTCTGAAGTTGTTGGATCTTCTCGTCACACTCTTTTGCTACCGCTTCAAATAAGTCCATCAGTCACCTTTCTTTGGTTTGTTGGAACTTCTTGTTACCTCGCCTACCGTTTTGATCAGGTCTTGAGTCAAACCCTCGTGACGGGTCTTGTCATCCTGCATACGGCGGTTGAGGTCTTTGTGTAGGTCTGCGCCAACCTGCAACATGGTGTCTTGGCGGCGAGCCTTGGTTTCCGCCATCTTCTCCATCGTGTTGATGTTGAGGGCGCGGTTTGCCTGCGTCGTTTGTGCGGCGATGCGGGCGGCCTCGATCTGCTGCTGCTGTTGCTTGAGCGCGATGTCGGCTTGGTCTTTTTGCTGCTTGCGTTGAAGCTCGGCTTGCTTGAGTGCCAGCTCCTGTTGTTGCATCTGAACCATAGGGTCTTGAGCCTGTTGCATGGCCTGCTGTTGAGCGGCCTGCGCTTGGTTCTGTTGCAGTAGTTGCTGCGAGGCTTGAGCCAGCATCGGTGCCAAACGGGCTTCAACTTCCGGATCCATGTGTTCCGGTTCGCCGTCCTCGCCAATCATCGGTGGCAGGTTCATGCCAAGCTGCTTCTCGATCTCCACGCGGTACGCGAAGCCGAGGTGTTCGTTGATGTGTGCCTGCATGGCGGCCTGCAGGTTCTGAGCCTGTGGCGATTGGCCAAGGACTTGCAGGATCTTCGGGTCTTGCATGGCGTTCATGTGAACCTCAATGTGAGCCTGATGGTCTTGGTAGGCGAATGCCTTGACCGGCTTCTGCATCAGGATGTTCTGATTCTCTGTGACCGGATCGGTTGGCTTCTGGTCATCTTCCATCGGGACGAGCTTCTGCGCGTCTTTGATGCCGAGTACGTCCAGCATCTGGCGGTGGAGAAGAGGCATGTTGTATAGCTGCGGGGATTGAGAGGCGAGTTGAAGCACAGCCTGATATTGAACGATCTTCTGCGCCATAGTTGCGGCGTTCGGATCCGAAACAGGGATAACATCAACGTTCGCGTAGTCAGCCTTGCGAGCTTTGCGCGAGCCTTCGATCGGTTCATACGGGTACTCCTCTGGAGCCGTGTAGGCCATCAGCTTCTTGAGCAGCTTCAGCTCTTGCTTGAGCGAGAAGTGGATGCGGGCTTGGACGGCCGACATCGTCTTCAGGGTGCGCTCCAGAATGGCCAGCGTGGTACCGACTGGTGCGTTGGCCGACATGTCGCTGATCTTCATGTCAGCGGTGTTGGCAAAGCGGCGACCTTCTTCGACGATGGTGTTCAGCAGCGAATACAGAACTTGGCTAGGCTCCTTGTACGGGAGCGGCATGATGTTGTCTTTCATCACGCCAGAGGCTACGTCTACATCTCGGAACTCACCCGGTGCTATCGGCGTGTCGTCGCCCTTGACTCGGAGGCCACGGGTTTTGAAACCGCCGGGGAGGTTGGAGAGTGTGCCTGCGTCAACGAGCTGACGAATAATGCTGGTGCCGGACTTTGCGTAGGCACCAATAAGATGAACCAGACCGAAACAGTAGAAGCCAAAGCCCGGGATGTAACCGTAGTGAACGAAGTGCTGGCGCTTCTGTTTGGTTTTGTCATCTTGTTCCCAGTTGCGGCGAATAGACAGGACCGTGCCGGTTCCCTTGTCAATCGTGATCACATACGGCAGAGCCAGACCAGTCTCGTTGCCGTCTTCATCCACGTCCTCGTACCCCGGAAGGTCATAGTTGACGTGCATCTCAAGGATCTTGTAGCGGTCGTCAGTCGTGGCGCGGAAGCCTAGCTTCTCGGCGATAGACTTCTCGACATCATCCAGTGTGCTTTGCGGCTCACCCAGATCGACATCGCAGTAGAATCCAGCCTGTTGCAGACGCTTGACTTCGTTCTCCGTCTTGCGCATCACATGGGTTACACGCTCTGCCGACTCGATATTGGCGGCGCCGTAAGGAACAACCACGTCTTCTGCCGGAACATACATGGCCACTTGGCGGTTCAACGCCGGGTCAAAGTAGACCTTCTTGAAGCCGTTACCAGCTAGGCCAACACCCCAGTACAGACGCTCGGTCTCTGGGCGGTATTCAGTCATGCGCTCCGTCAGCTCGTAGTTCATGTCTTCCTGAACGCGGAGGGCGGAGTCTTTCTTCTCTTGGGTTTCTTTGCCGATGATCTTGGTGCGCACCGGACCCTGAGCTGGGAATGTCGACGTGATGGTTTCCGATTGGAACTTGACCAGCGCCTCGGTCATCAGCGGGTGATAGATGCCGCATGCACCTTCCCATGGCTCGCTGCGGTCTTCGATCTTCAGGCCGAGCAGCTCTAGGCCGTCGACGTAGGTTTGGATCCAGTCCTTGCGGGACGAGATGTCTTCTTCAAACTCACCGATCAATTCCGACGCAATGCTTTGCAGGACGGAGTCCGACATATCTTCAGCGAGGTTAGCGTAGAAGTCGTCTTCCTCTTCTTCGCGCGGCTCAATTTCAATCTCTAGGTCGCCGATCCCGATGCTTACCGACTCCGGATCTTCGATCTCAATCTCGATAGGCTCAATGCCTTCTTGTTCAATCATCTCATCGAGACCGATGGGGGCTGCATACAGAGACTTATCAATAGCCATAGTTCAATCCTTGGATGTCCTTGCAGAGTTCTTCGTACGACAGGTCTTTGTCTTCATCTAGAAACTCAATGCTGAAAAGATATCTTGGTTCTGTGGTGTTGCAGACCATGTGAACGATCTGCGTGTTGAAGGCGTAAAACGTGTTTGGCCGGTACTTAAGCTCCACGGTCGGCATCACGATTCCAAAGCCGTACGGGGCGAATATGCAGCGACTGTTACCATCGTCGTACAGTAGCATATTTAACGCTGATTTCCTTTCGCTATCAACATGCCAGTTGTAGCAGGTGTTAGGTTCTACCCGCAGGATTCCGGAATGGAACTTCCGCACCTTGGCCAAGTCGCGTAGCACCGGATCGAGGTCGGTGATCTCTTTCAGGATCGGCAACGCCATGAAGTTGTAGTACGGCACCCAGTCTTCCTTGGGTGACTGCTGGACGATGTCGGCTAGGATAAGCGGAAGTTTGCTGCCGTGCTTGACCGGCATGAAACAGTTTTCCATCAGTAGTACGCTACCTTTCTTCTGTAAACGGGTTCGTCTTCTTCGTCTGTTTGGAGTCGAATAAAGCCACCCTTGCGGAAACGGATCAGTGCTTGGACGAGGGCATCGACCATATCGTCGTGTTCGGCGTACGGGAATGATGCCACTTCCTCGATTACTTCCTCCGCCCACCGCCGGTCAGGACACCAGACCTTGCCCGAGGCAAAAAGGTCGGCCACCGAGTTAATACGGACAATCTTGTCGTTGCCACGGGTCGGAGTGAACTCCTGAACAGGTATGCCCATACGGCGTAACTCAAAAATAAGCGGCGCACCGGAGGCTTTTGCTTCCACTATAAAGGCATCTGGCTCCCACTCCTTGTAAGTTTCCATGGCTTTGGCCTTTAGCTCTGGAAATTCCAGTCGTTCCTTGAAGGCATCCAACAAAATGATGTTGGCATCGTTCTGATCTTCGTCTTTATAGAAGACGCCGAGCGTTACACAGGCCGAATAGTCGGACCGTTCGTTCTTGGTGAACGCCGTATCCCAAGATTGGATGATGAACTCGCACGGAGGCGGTCTATCACCCTCCCAGATCTTCCACCACTCCCGTTTTACGATGGCACCTTCTTCGGAAGTTGGTTGTTGCTGGTACTGGGCGTTCCATTTTGCTACAGGAAGCTCTGATTTCAGCGCCAAAAGCTCGTCAAGTGACCAAAATTGCGGCCAAAGTGGGTTGCCAGACGGCAAAATCGCAGGGAATTCGATGATTTCCCACTCATCATTGCCATCTTTCTCGGCCGAAGCCTTCAAAATACGGCCAACTAGGTCTCTTTTTGACCATCTGGTCATGATAACTACGATGGCACCACCCGGTTGCAGACGCTGACGAGGACCAGACGTGTACCATTCGTACACTTGGTCGAATACTTCTGGGTTATTGGCGGCCAGCTTGGCCTCTTGTTCCGAGTGCGGGTCATCAATGATCAGTAGATCGGCGCCTTTACCGGTTACAGTACCCCCGACCCCGATAGCGAAGTACTCACCGGTTCGATTTACCGCCCAGCGTCCGGCTGCTTTACTGTCTTGGCGCAGGTTAACCCCCGGAAAGACATTGCTATAGTGCGGGGAGTCGATCAGGTTCCGCACCTTACGACCAAAGCCGACTGCCAGCTCAGCCGTGTTGGAACACTGGATGATCTTCTTGTCTGGGAACCGGCCTAGGAACCAAGACGGCAATAAGTACGACCCGAACTCTGACTTCGTGTGCCGTGGCGGCATGCAGATGATCAGGCGCTTGCACTTACCCTCGGCGATCTCTTGGAACTTCTTGGCCATGACCTTGTGGTGGCGCCCGTCTACGAACCCCGGCCACATGGTATGGACGTACTCCATGAAGTCCACCTGCGACTTCTCCCGCTTCAGGGATGCCGCGTACTCTTCCAGCTCGTCTAGGAACAGGATCTGCTGGTCTTCCGGCAGTTCCTCGATCCGCTTCCGAATGTCGTCAGAGATTTGCATTTGGGTCTAGCCGCTGCATACAGTGAGTGAGGACAACCTTAACGACTTCCTTGTAGTTGCCTTGCCATGTGTCATATTCCTTGCGCACGATGTCAAAGAATAGATGGTTCGGGCTTTCCATTAGCCGCAAAAGCCGGACGAACTCTTTCATTGTGTTCTCGTCGAAGGTATATGTGTCGCCCTTGTCCCCGTGCTTATATTTCCAGCAAGTCCGGTGTGCCAGTTGCAGCACTTCGTAGTCGGTCATTCTATTTCCCTTACCCTTAAGTATGACGGGCGGATACTCCTCGCCCTACCCTTCACCCGCTTACAAACCCCGATGTCGCATAGGCACTGGCAGATCCGAGCCACGTTCCCGCGCCCCTTATCCCCGGTGTTCCTCATGATGTCATCTATGGACGGTCCGAAGCCGAACCGCTTCCACCATTCATCTATTACGAGGTACACGTCCTTCTGCTTAGGCGTCATCTGCCGGCTCATACGTCTGCTCAAATATGTCTGGTTTGCACGGGTAATGCTCTCCCTGCACCCCAGTAATAATCCAATCGCCGGGAGTAACTACATGGCCGCCTTCCAGAGTCTCGACCCAGCCACGACCTTCTGGCGTGCTGCTGACGATCCAGTCTGGGAAATTAGTAACAGCAGGGTGGTCGCCCATCTTGAACCACTGTGTAGCTTCTACCACTACCGGTTTCTTACGGAACTTCATTTGCATTCTCCTCTCGCTATCCACCCGGCAATGAACGCCCGGCCATGGCTGCTCTTCTCCATGTCCACTAGCTGCATCCCTGTATATGGCTCACTCCACTTGTGGAACGCCTTTTCGATAGCAGTATATTCCGGCTTTTCCGGGGACCCAGATTTGGTGACGGGGGGTGTTTCCATAGTCGCTTCTTCCTGATTTGCGGGAAAAATGAAGAGGTGGTGGGTGTATAAGTTTCTGATTTTATTATCCTAAATTTTCTCACCTGAAACGTTGCAGGTGACAATTTCATCCTCGGCCGCCTTCCAGACCGTATTGCCATCTGGCAAAGGTTCGGTATCCGTAGATAGAGAAGAGTCACTAGGAGTATCCGTCCACTCAGCGTCAGGGATGTCCTCGGCGTGATCAGAAAAAACTTTTGTTCGGTTGTGCGGAATCGGAGATGTTTGGGTGTGCGGAATAGTATGCGTAGGGTTTGTATCATCGTCCCCCACAATTTGGGGGGTGGCGGTAGGGTGGGTTTCGTCCTGCGCGTTTTCGGCATGGGTGGGGGTCAGTTCCGCGAGAAGGCTGTCCGCGTCTGCATCGTCATCCTCTGCCTTGTGTGCTTCTACTGTGCTGCTTGCCCCGATGAGTTGCAGCTTGTCTAGGATGCGGGCGCGTATGTCTCCACTCGACTTTGTGTGGATCACTTCCGAACGGGTGATGAAGCTGTCAACGCCGTGGTGCTTCCCGATTAACTCCAATGCCTTGATCCTCTGGGCGGGTGGAATGTCCGGATCTGATGCGTGTTGCGTCAGCTGTTGGATGACGAATGCCCTTAATTGTTCGGCTGTATGAGAATCCGCGAACTGTTTAGCCTTGGCAAAGTCAGCTATTGTCGTCTGTATATCGTCTCGTTTTGTCAGCTGATATCCTTTGTTGGCTACTGTCTTACTGTTTCCCTTACTCTTATATGCTTGTCTGTAACTCTGTGCTTTCGTTTCCCCGAGTGCGACTAGGCGGGCGAATTCCCTCTGCTTGGCTGTTAGGCGGGCTTCGCGTGGGTTTGCCACGATCAAGGCATCAATGGGAGTCTGTTCTAATCCCTCTCTTATCTGTTTACGTGTTAGGCGTGCCATTTATGTCCTCTGTATGGGTACAAAACAGGTATGCGGCCATGATAGGGAAAGCGGGCGCGATTGAAAACAATCAACACGGGCAAAAAAAATTTACTTTGACCCCTTGACAAGGTGAAACGATGACCTATAATGCAACACATGAGAGGCAAAACTCTCAACTGTTTATAA